TCAGTCGGGCCGCTCGACGAGGCGGGCGCCGACGAACCAAAAGACCGGCGCGCGGGGAATGGGGTCGCGGGTGGCGTGGCCCTCGGCGATCGCGTCCTCGATCGCCTGGGCGCGATCGCCGCGCCAGGGCGTGACGCGCCGGCCGAAGAGGAAGACGGCATGGCGCGAGCCGGGGCGGCGTTCGGACGCCCAGGCGAAGGGATCGGGCTTCATGCGGCCAGCCCCTTCCGCGCGGCATCGCGCAGGGCAATTTCGACCTGCACGGTCGGCTCAATCCCGACGGCGCGAAGGACGCCGCGCAGGGCGGTCATCAAATAGGTGGTCCGGCAGTAGCGCGCCGTTTCTTCGCTCGACTGGCTGGCGTGCGGGTCCTGCATCATGCGCCAGAAATGATCGAAGGGCTCCCGGTCGCCCTTGCTGTGGGCATAGCAGACCGCAAGCGCGAGCCGCGCGGCAGGATGGGGTCGCGCCGGCGCGGCGTTCACGCGCTCAACCAGCTCGGCGAGCGTCACCAGTGCCAGCCAAAGAATGCGGTCTGGGAGCGTCGCCATCAATCAAAACCGAGGCGCTTTCTCTCTCGGTCCACGGCAATGAGGAAGCCTGCCGTCTCATTGTGAAGGCTTGCGGTGTCGATCCCCGTCACTGCTTCACCGAACAGCCGCATCCGCCACGAATAGTCGCTGTCGCCGCTACTCGCGGACAATGCCTCCAAGTCTTCCCGAGGCAGCTCGGCGATGGCGTCCTCAAAATAGGTGCACCCATATCCCCGACAGCTAACATCGGTATCGAGCCGCTCGATCGGCACGGTCTTTAGCTTGCCGTCGATCAAATAGGTCATTCTGGAGAGGCGCAGGGGGCCTCGCGACGAAGTCGAGCGCAAATAGAGCTGATATGTCGTCTTTCCGGTTTCCTTGTCGATCAACGCCCTGAAGAACTTGTCATCCGCATTGCCTTTCAGGAAGGGCTCAGTGGAAACCCAGACACCGGGATCAAGCGCGTCGGTTCCCCTGACGAGCGTTCGAAGAGATGCTTCTTCCGCCGTGAGCGCCATCGCCTCTCGCTCCGGCTTCGACAGCTTGGCTGGCGCATCCTGGGCCATTGTCGGCATCGCCAACGCGGCCGCTAGAGTTATGGAAATCAGCGATCTTCTCATTGCCCCTCCCTCCTACTGAACTATTTCCATCGGCGGCTCTGCCTTCCGAGTGATAATATTGGCCGGCACGGTCACAAAAATGCGCCGGCTGTCGCGATCACGCTGGGCGCGGCCCTGCCGGAGCGCGTCGTGGGCGGCTTCTTTCCGGGTCGCCCGCCAAGGGCCGACCTGCTTGCCGCACCAAGCGTAGGCGTATTGAGTTACCGTCCGCATCAGTTGAGCGCCTCGCGAAGCCACTCTCCTTCCGCTTCTTCGAGCGCATCGTGAAGTTCCCAGCTCGCCTCGTCCTGATTGAGTCGCTTCGACAAATCCAACGGTGTCGAGAGTTTCCCGCCACGAGGATCGTTGCGCACCGCGCGGGAGAGATCGCCGACGCTATCCTTGCGGGTATGCTGTCCTCGCAGCCAAGTTATGAAGTTGGTGGGGACGGTAGTTGCCATGATCCATTCTCCTTTCGATCACCTTTCAGCGTTCGGTCATTTTGACCTTACGCTCGAACACGAGTCGCGATCGAATAGAACAAAATTAGAACATCGGCAATTGAGCCGCATGCCCTAGCGCCCCTAAAGCGGACGGGCATATTCACCAATGACGCGCGCAACGGCGATATGCTGATCCTCTTCCTGCCCGAGATCACGGGCCGTAACGACCTCCTCCCCGTCACCCGTCTCGCGAAGTGAAAATCGCGCCATGATGACGCCGCCATTGACACGGAAGAGATAGTAAGCGCCGTGGATCATCCGCTCTCCTGGGCGATAGTCCTTGCAGAATAGCATCGCGCCCGTGTCAATTCCCAGCGCGTCATTTCGAGTTGGAGAGCGCGCCATCCAGATGCCCGTCGTGTCGCCGAGGCTGGAATATAGCCAGTCCTTGCGCATGCGAGTGGTCGTAATCGGATCGAGTTTTCCCAGCTCGTCAATCTCGTAAGTCGAATATTCGGGAACATCGACCCAATCGGCTTCGTTGGCGTCGATCAAACTGGGCTTCGACGCTGAAATACGGCCGTCGATCAGGAACTCAACGGTGGTTTCCAAGGCTCTCGCGATCTTGACCGCGTTGTCGGCCCTAGAAATGCCTCGCTGCACATAATCGCTGAGCGTGCTGGCGGGAATCCCGGTTTGTGCCGCCAGCCATCCGAAATCTCGCTCCGCCAATAACGCGACAATCCGCTTTCCAACCGAATTTTCGGTTTGAACGGGTTGACGGCGCCGTTTCTTAACTATATCCGAGTTTTCGTTACGAACTTTCGGGCTTACCATAATGTCACTCGCTCAAATGCACCGGGAAGACATCAAGGCCGCACTTCGCAAGAAGTATGGCACGATCCGGCAATTCGAAATCGACCATGACCTTTCGAGGGGCGCGGTTCACGAGGTTCTCCGCAATCGCCGCTGGGCCAGGGTCGAGCGCGCGATTGCCGAGGCTCTCGGTGTCTCCGATTCTCAATCCGAAAAAACGGATAGCAGCCGAATGGCCGGCGCGCACGGTCTAAGTGCGGAGGCCAAATAGGCATGGCCTCGAAACCGAAAGACGCTGCGCCGGTCGTTGACCAGGTGCTGGAGCTGGACCCCGATGCCATCGACGCGTCGGGCCGGATCGGCTTCTTCTTCCCCGAGAAGGCCGAGGCCTATGCCGCGCTGATCCAGCAGGATGGGCAGCGGACGCCGATCACGGTTCGGCGAAACGGCACCCGGGCGAAGCAGCCCTGGACGCTGGTTGCCGGGCGGCATCGGCACGCGGCCTGCGCCATCGCGGGCATCAAGGTTCGGGCGCTGGTCGTCAGCGGCGAGGATGCCGAGCTACGCGCCGTGCAGGCGAGCGAAAATCTCGACCGGCGCGATTTGGTGCCGCTGGAGCGCGCCATGTTCGTCGCCGCCGTAGCCGATGCGGCAAAGGCTCGCCTTCGCGCCCTGCACGGCGGGAAGTCCCAACAGCAAATCGCCGCTGAAATCGGCGCGTCTGAGCGCGCGGTCAAAATGACCGAACGCTCAAACGGGCGTTCCGACATTTTGTCGCAGCGCTCGAACGAAAATGGAGAGGGCCCCGGCATACGTTCGGTCAGAACGACCGAGCGTATGGACAAGGTCCAGTTTACCCCGGTCGAGAAGGCGGACGCCGACGCTGAGCACGCGCGCGAGGCTCTGGCGACGGCCTACCGATGGAGCGATGCCGCCGCCGCCGCGTGCGGCATGGGTGTCGAAAGCCTCAAGCGTTCCCTCCGCATCTTCCGCATCATAGTCGAGCCGAACCGCGACCTGATGGACGCGATCAAGGACCATCCCGTCGCGGCGAACGCGAGCGCGCTGCTCGCGATCTGCGCGAAGGGCAACGACCCGGCGAACGTCCGCGCCATCCTGGAATGGCTGATCGCGCATCCCGAGGCGAGGACAGCGGACGAGGCGATCGTCGCGCTGGAGCTGGCGCCAAGCAAGGGCGGCGGTGCGGCCGCGGCGCCCGACGCCAAGCGGCTGTCGGCCTTTATCGGCACGTTCGGGCGGATGCCGCTCGCGGAGAAGAAGGGCGCGCTGGGCCAGCTGGGCCAGATGCTGCCCGCTGGGTTCGAGATCGTCGAAAAGGGGCAGGCGCCCGTCGGCGACGCGTCCGTCCGCGTGATGCGCGGCGCTCTGCGCGTCGCCGCCGATCTGATCGCCAAGCTGTCGGACGGCGAGCCCGTCGACGACGACGAAATTCGCCAAGCCCGAGAAGCAACCGAGGTCGCGCTGGACCGCGCGGCTCGGCTCGGATCGACCAAGGGAGAGAAGGCATGACCGAGCAATCAGAAGGCTGGCGCGCGGGCGATCTGGCCGTGTGCATCAGCAATATCGGATGGTGGAACGAAACGACCCATGAAGCCGCCGACGGCCCCGAGGCTGAACAGGTGGTGCGGGTGCGCAAGGTCTATGTCGGCATTGCCGAATATGGTCCCGGCGAGCCGGGGCTGGAGTTCGATGAGTGGCCGAACGAGGTCTATCCGGCGCGATCCTTCGACAGGATCAATCCCGACCACACCGCTGCCGATGACGCTGAGATCGTCGCGCTGATCAAGAGCGTGAGCGTGAGGGCGCGGGCATGAGCGCGCACGATCATCTGACCTATCGCGTTCGCATCCTGCCGCATCAGCTTGCCGCCGCGCGGGCGCGGGTGGCGCAGCTGGAGCGCGAGGCGATCCGCTACGGCTTCATCGACCTGCTGGTCCAGGCGCCCGGCGCCGGACGCTACGACCCCGCGTCGATCGTCGACAGCGACCCGGTCATCGGCACCTACGCCGCGCCTGAATGGCGCGAGCTGAGCGAGGATGGGCAGGACTGGGTTGCCGCCATCATTCGCGAGACGCTGGCCCGCGCGGGCCGCACCGACCTTCCCCCTAGCTCCGGCCTTCCCCCTCTCAGCCGGAGCGGCGCCGTGCGTGATTGCCCCACGCACGGCGCCACCCTGGGGGAGCGCTGACATGTCGGCGCACATGATGATCAACCTCGCGTTCGTCGCGGTCGGCTTCGTCGGCCTGTCGGTGATCGTCTGGTCGCTGCTCGACACGCCGGGGAAGGTGTGATGGGCAATCTTCGTCCCGCCCCTGCCGCGCTGACGCCGCCGCGCGTCGACCGGCTACTCGTCGCGCTCGACGCGCGCGACGGCTTGCCGATCCTGCGCACGCTGGGCCTGACGGCCGAGGAGATCGCGGCGATCGGGCGCATCGCCCGCAAGCGCGGCGTGCGGCCGATCGACATTGCGGCGACGCTGCTGCGCGCGGCGCTGGAAGCGGTGGAGCGCGCGGGCTGATGGCGAAGGCACGCGCCTCCAATCAGCTGGCGTTCTCTTTCGAGGCGCCGAAGCCGGCGACGCTCCCCGCGGCGCTGGCCGGGATGGACGCGCGCGTCGCGCGGACGGTCGGCGAGGCGCTGGCCAGCGCGATGGCGAACGGAAAGCCGCGCGAGGTCATCGCGGCGGAAATGGGCGTGCTGCTCAACGAGGCGATCACCGACGACATGCTCAACGCATGGTCGGCGCCCAGCAAGGGCAAGCACAACATCAGCTTCGCCCGCATGTGCGCGCTGATCGCGGTGACCAAGCGGTTCGACCTGCTCGACCGCGAACTGCGCGCCATCGGCGTCGCCGTGCTGCGGGGACCCGAACTCAACACGGCCCGGCTGGGCCACCTGAAAGTCAAGATCGCCGAACTCCAGGCCGAGGCGCGTGGCCTCGAACGCATGGGGCTGGCGCAGCCAATCGAAAGAGGGGGAGAAACATGCTGATCCACGACAAGCTGTGGTTCACCGCGGCCGAGCTGGCCGAGCTGCAACTGGCGGGCCTGCCGAAGCGCAAGCGCGAGATCAATCGGCTGGCGGCGGTGGAGAATTGGGCGGTCGCGGTCAGCGATGCCGGGGCGCCGCTGGCGCGGCGGCATTCGGGCCGGGGCGGCGGCTTCACCTATCACGCGTCGCTGCTCCCCGCCGCGGCGCGCGCCGATCTGGTGCAGAAGGGGCTGACGGGCGGGCAAGCCGCGGTTGAGGCGGGCAATTGCAACGACGCGTCGAACCTGTGGCATTGGCTGGGGCGCCAGCCGGAGAGCGTGCGCGCCGAGGCGCAGCGGCGGACCAGCATCCTGGCCTGCGTCGACATGTTCGAGGCCGCGGGCATGACGCGATCGGCGGCGATCGCGGCGGTCGCCGAGGCCGAGAATATCAGCACCGGCACGCTGTGGAACTGGCTGCGCCTGGTTAGCGGGGTCGCGGTGTCCGAACGGCTCCCTCTGCTCGCCCCGCGGCGCGCGGGCGGCGGCATAGAGGCCGAGGTTGACCCGACGCTATGGCAGGAGCTGCTGTCGGACTATCTGCGCCTGTCCGGCCCCAGCTGGTCGACCTGCTACGAGCGGATCGCCGCCAAGGCGAAAGCGCAAGGGATCGCGCTGCCGCATTCGCGGACGCTGTGGCGCAAGTTCAAGAAGGAAGTGCCGGAGCAGGTCGCGACGCTGCGCCGCAAGGGCGAGGAAGCGTTGCGGGGCATGCTGCCCGCGCAAATCCGATCGGTCGCCGAGTTGCAGGCGATGGACCTCGTCAATATCGACGGCCACCGCTGCGACGTCTTCGTCCGCATGCCCGACGGGCGGATCATCCGCCCGACGATGATCGCGATCCAGGACGTCTATTCGCGCAAGTTCCTTAGCTGGCGTTTCGCCGAAACCGAGGACATGGTCACGGCGCGGCTGGTGTTTGCCGACCTGTTCGCGAAATGGGGCATCCCCAAGGGGCTGCTGACCGACAACGGCCGCGCCTTCGCCTCGAAATGGCTGACGGGCGGCGCGAAGACGCGCTTCCGCTTCAAGGTGCGCGACGAGGACCCGACCGGGCTGCTCGTCGCGCTGGGCATCACGATCCATTGGGCGAAGCCCTATCGCGGCCAGTCGAAGCCGATCGAACGCGGTTTCCGCGATCTGTGCGACGCGATCGCCAAGCATCCGGCGTTCGAGGGCGCCTACACCGGCAACCGCCCCGACGCGAAGCCGGAGAACTACGGTAGCAAGGCGGTCGATTTCGAGACGTTCCAGCAGGTCTGGAACGCGGGGATGGACGCGCACAACCGCAAGCTGGGGCGCCGCAGCGAAATGGCGGGCGGGCGGCTGAGCTTCGATCAGGTGTTCGAGGAAAGCTATGCGCGGGCGGCGATCGGCAAGGCGACCGACGAGCAGCTGCGCATGGCGCTGCTCGCCGCCGATCAGGTTCGCACCGACCGGAAGACGGGCGGAATCAACCTGGCCGGCAACCGCTATTGGGCGCCCGAGCTGAGCGAGATCGCGGGGCAGCTCGTCACGGTTCGCTTCGATCCAGAGCAGCTTCACGCGCCGATCCACGTCTATGACCGCGCGGGCCGGTTCCTGGTCACCGCGCCTTTGTGGGAAGCGACGGGCTTCCTCGACATGGCGGCGGCGAAGAAGCGGCAGCGGCTGGAGCGGAACTGGAAGAAATCGGCGAAGGCGGCGACCGAAGCGCTCGACCTGCTCAGCGCCGACGAACTGGTGGCGCGCCTGCCCGATTACGACGGCGAGGAAGCCGTGCCGAAGCCCGGCGCCGCGCGGATGGTCCGGCACCGCGGCAACACCGTCGCCCAGCTGAAAGCCGTCTCACAAGCCGCTGAGAGGCCGCTGAGCACCCCCCAGGCCGAAGCAACGATCGACCGCTTCGCGCGCGCCGCCGAGCGGCACCTGCGCGCGATCGATTAAGAGGAGAGAGCAAGTGAACAACCCAGAGGATTTTCCGGTCGACGAAGCGGAACTGCGTGAATGGCTGAACGAACGACGGGCCACCACCGGCCTGTCGTGGAAGGCGCTGGCCGAAGAAAGCGGGATTTCCCAAGGCACGCTGTCGACTTGGGGTCCGGGCACCTATGCCGGAAACAGCCAAAATATCGCGAAGAAGGTCTTCAAATACCGACAGATGCTGGACAGCCAGGCGGCGCGCGCCACGGACGCCGCCAACGCAGGGCTCAGCAACGCGCCGACCTATATCCAGACACCGACCGGAGCACGGCTTCGCGGGTTGATGGTCACCGCTCACAGCGGGCAAATGACCTATGCGGCGACCGGGCCGGGCACCGGCAAGACGATGGAGGCGCAGCATTATTGCGCCAGCGCGTCGAACGCCTTCATGGTCACGATGAAGCCGACGACGAAAACGCTGACCGCCATGCTCGGCGAAGTCATCCGCGCTATGGGTGGCCGTTCGGGAACGAGCTGGGCGCGGCAGATGTCGGCGCAGGTGATCGACATGGTGAAGGGGCGCCCCTGCCTGCTGATCGTCGATGAAGCGAATTATCTGGAGTTCGAGGCGCTGGAGGAGCTGCGCGCTTGGCATGATATCGCCGGCCTCGGCATCTGCCTGCTCGGCAATGAGGAACTGCATGCGACGATCCGCGGGTCGGTGCGCACCGGGCGGCACAGCTTTGCGCGCCTGAACCGCCGGATCGCAATGAGCCATGTCCAGGACATGCCGCTCGACGGCGATATCGCCGCCTATCTGGATGCATGGCGCATCGAGAATGCCGAGCAGCGCTCGCTGCTGATGCGCGTCGGGCGCACCGCAGGGACGGGCGGCCTGGGCGAGATCAGCCAGATCATCAGCAATGCGTCGCTACTCGCTCTCGAAGACGGGCAGGCGCTTTCGCACGGCCATCTGCGCGAGGCGATGGCCGCGCGCGCCACAAGCCATCTGCGGCTCGCATCCTGACCTTTCAACCCGAGGAGACTGACATGAACGACATGACCAAAATCGCGAGCGCGCACCCGGCGACGATCGACGTCGGCGGCAAGCCCTATCTGCGCGACGCCAAGGGCAATCTCGTCCCGGTAGAGACGGTGAAGGCGACCGACCTGCTGATGGACGAAACGGTGCGCAAGATCATGGGCTTTGCCCGCGAGCTGTCGGCGCAGATGGGCCGCTTCAAGGGGCACACGTTCGAGGACGTCAACGCGCTCCAGGCGCTGTTCCGGCAGGAATATGACGCGCCGCTGGGCGGGGCGAAGGGCAACATCACCCTGACGACGTTCGACGGGCTGGAAAAGGTGCAGGTGCAGGTCGCCGACCTGATCGAGTTCGGCCCCGAGCTGCAAGCCGCGAAGGCGCTGATCGACGAATGCCTGGTCGACTGGTCGGCCGACAGCCACGCGGCCTTGCGCGCGCTGGTCAGCCGCGTGTTCAGCGTCGAGAAGGAAGGCCATATCAACCGCGCCGAGCTGTTCATGCTGATGCGGTTCGAGATCGACGACGAACGCTGGCAGCGCGCGATGAAGGCGATCCGCGACAGCATCCGCGTCATCGGATCGAAGGCCTATGTCCGCTTCTATGAGCGCGGCGGTGCCGACGAGCCGTGGCAGACGATCAGCATCGACTTGGCGAGGGTGTGATGGGCGCGCGCGTCGTGGCGATCGCGCCGATGATCCGGGGCGGGGCGGCTACCGCATTCCGGTGGCGGCGCCGGCCTTCGGTCCCGGTCTATGCGATCGACCGTCCGAACCGCTGTCCCGACTGCCACGGCGAGGCGTTCTTCGTCGGCGCATCACGGCCGAATGCGCCGGGTGCGGCCTGCCGCTGGTCATCGTCTCGCTGCGGAGGCCGTCGTGAGCGACGTCGCCCGCCTTCGCTATGCGACCAACAGGCCGATCGGCGACGACGGGCTCAACGACAATGAGCGCCGCGTTCTCGACCTGTGGGACGCCTATGTCCCCGCGGCCAAGATCGTGGATCAGACGGGGCTGTCGCGCGAGTTCGTCAGCCAGGTGCTGTCCGAGTTCTCCGTCACGGCGCTGGAGCCGTGGAAGGTCGACGCGGCGCAGGGCTCGGCGGCGCTGGTCGCAGCGCTCACCGCGCGCTTTCCCCATCGCTGCGGCGCCGCGTCGTGACACCGAACCCCGGCCATCTGCCGCCCGACGCGGAAGGCAAGCGTGTGATCGTGCAGCTGGCCGAGGGTTCGATCTGCGGGCGCGAGCCCGTGTCGCCGACCGCGCCGCGCGGCTGGGCGGCGGAAAGCGCCCGGTGGTCGCTGACCGGGCATCCCTTCGACATCGCTTTCTACGAGGTGCTTTGATGACCAGGAAATATGACGGAAGTCGGCCGGTCGGATCGGACGGCCTGCTCCAGAAGGAGCGGGACGTCCTCTCACTCGCGGATCAGGGCCTGAAACCCGACGAGATCATCGCGGCGCGCCCCGATCTTCGGCCCGCCTTCATCCGCGATACGGTCAATCGCTGCAGCTATAGCGGCCGCGAAAGATGGAGCGAAGAGGCGCGCCTGGGAAGCGCCGACCTGCTCAAAGCACTCCGGCGCCATCATCCCGATCGTTGCGGGGTGCCGTCGTGAGCGCGGCGATCAAGCTGATCCATGTCGCGAAGCGCGAGCTGCGGATGGACGAGGACGATTATCGCGCGCTGTTGCTGCGCGCGGGCGGACAGTCGTCGGCGAAGGCGCTGACGCCGGACGGCGCGCAGGCGGTGATCGAGGAAATGAAGCGGCTGGGGTTCAAGCCGGTCAATCGCAACGGCGCGCTGACGGGTCCCTATGCGCCCAAGCTCGTCGCGCTCTGGCTGTCGGCGTGGAACCTGGGCGTGGCGCACAACCGGCACGAACGGGCGCTGATCGCCTTCGCCGAGCGGCAGACGGGGATCAGCCACCTGAACTGGGTTCGCGACCAGCGCGACGCAGCGGCGGTGATCGAGGCGCTCAAGAAATGGATGGCGCGCCCGGTCGATAAGGGAGGGGCCGGGGTCGAATGGCCGAAGGCCGGCGACGCGGACGGCCGCGCCAACAAGGTCGCGGTGATCGCGGCGCAGCATCGGCTGCTCGGCCTGGGCGAGCGCTATGTCGACAGCCCCGCGGTTCGCACCGGCGAGCTGGACGCGATCATCGCAGCGCTGGGCGCGCGGATCAGGGAGGCGAAGTGATGGCGAAAGCGAAACGCGGCCGGCGCGCCGGCTCTTATCGCTGGAAAGTCGCGCCGGGCGGCGAGTTCGACGATCTGGCGGCGATGATCGGCCAAATGAGCGGGCACGTTTTCGAGGGGACGCCGCGCGAAATCATCGGCAGCCGTGAGAATGGCGGCGGGCGCATTCTCGGCCTGAGGGCGACCTATGGCGACGGGGAAACCGTCACGGTGCGCATCCGCAAGGATGGCAGCTGCAGCGTGGCTTTCGGCCTGCGCATGACGACGAAGGGGGGCAAATGAGCACTCCCTGTCCTGCTCGCGCGGCCGCGCTGCGGCGTCATCGCGAGATTTTCGAATATGCGCGCGAACATGGGCTGACGCTGCGCGAAGCCGAGGCCGAGCTGGTGCGCGAGAGCGCGCGGCGGGCGCGGGAGCGGCTGGCGGTGATCCAGCGCTGCGGCCGCGCCGCGGTCGCGCCGGGCGCGCCGATCGGCGCCGAGCCGCCGCAAGGCCCCGCCCCCGAGAATGCCCCCTGGATGATGAGAGATTGACGATGGCGAACGAACCGGTGAACGTAGCTCAGATCACGCTGGCCCATGGGGCGAAGTGGCCTTTCGACGCGCCTGACACTTGGTGGCAGGATGATGGCGAGAACCCGCCGCCGCCGACCGATTGGGCGCACGCCGCAGCACGCGGCGTTCTTTCTGACCTGAACGATCGGCGAGGCATCAAGCAGGGCTTTCTTGGACTGGACGAGGATATCCGCGCCGAAATCGTCTCCAGCTTGGCCGCGATCATCCGCGTTGCCGCCGAGCAGCAGGGGATTGCGTCGGAATGACCGCCCCCCGCGTTTCCGACCATGCCTTGCTGCGCTTCCTCGAACGGGCGGGCGGGCTCGCGGTCGAGCAGCTGCGCGCGCAGCTGGAAACCTCGCTCGACCGGGCGGCGACGGCTGCCGATACCATCGGTGGCGGCGACTATCTGATCGTCGCAGACGGGCTCGCCTATGTCATCCGGTCGGGCACGGTCACCACGGTGATGGACGAAGGCAACCCCGGCGTGCGCGCCCGCATGCTCGATCCTCGGGGGAGCCGCGGCTGACATGAACCTGCCGCCGATCCTGACCGAGATCGCCGAGGTCGCGGGCGAAGACGCCGCGCTGACGATCGCGCGCGTCCGGGGCGGCACGTCGATCTATATTCCGCCCGTCCCGGCCAATGATCATTGGCTTTGCCGCCTGATCGGCCGCGACGAGGCCAAGGCCGTCTGCGCGCACCTGACCCGCGGACAGGGGCGCCCGCGCCGGCTGGAGCTGCCGCTGGGGCCGACGGGGTCGGCGGCGTCGGCACGCGCCCAGGTCGACGAGCTGCTCGGCGCCGACATGTCCGAACGTGACATAGCGCTGCGGACTGGTTACACGATCCGCGGCATCCGCCTGCGCCGCAAGAAGCTCGGCATCAAGCGCAACGACGGCCAGCTCAGCCTCTTCTGACGATCCTCTCGGCGCTTGGCCCGGAATATGTTCCGGGGCGCGATCCTCCCTCCTGACCATTAGCCCGATCCCGACGACGGCGCGCGACAGGCGCGCCTCCTGCGTAGGGAGTGGCCGCGATGGCGGATATCGAAAAGCTGATCGACGCGGTCATCGATCGCGAGGGGCGCTATGTGGACCATCCCGCCGATCGCGGCGGGCCGACGTGCTGGGGTATCACCGAAGAGGTGGCGCGGGCCAATGGCTATGCCGGGCCGATGCGCAGCCTGCCGCGCGACGTCGCGGCGGCGATCTATCGCAGGCTCTATTGGACGAAGCCGGGGTTCGACCGGATTGCCGAGCGCGCGCCGCTGGTCGCGGCCGAGCTGTTCGACACCGGCATCAACATGGGCATCGGGACAGCGGCCGGCTTCCTCCAGCGCGCGCTCAACGCGCTCAACCGGTCGGCGCGCGACTATCCCGATCTGTCCATCGATCGCGCGGTCGGGCCGCGCACGCTTTCGGCGCTCGACGGCTTTCTTAGGACGCGCGGCAAGGCCGGCGAGGCGGTGCTGGTGCGCGCGCTCGATGCGCTCCAGGGCGAGCGCTACATCGCGCTCGCGGAGCAGCGGCCGAGCCAGGAGGCGTTCGTCTATGGCTGGCTCGCCAATCGCCTGGGTAACGCGGAATGAGCTGGGCGGCTGCCTGGACGCTGCTTCGCCGCTTCTGGTGGATCGTGCCGATCGGCGGGCTGCTCGCCTGGGCGCTGATCCTGCGCGCCGAGCTGCGCGGCGCCGAGGCCGACCTTCTGGCCGAGCAGACCGCCCACGGGGCGACCGTCGCCAATTACCGGGCGGCGACCGCGACGGCGCGCATCCTGGACGCGCAGAACAAGCAGCTGACCGAGCAGGTCCAGGCTGCCGAGACGAGGAGAATTTCCGATGCCTTTGACGCGCGTATTGCCGATGCTCGCGCCCGCGCTGCTGCTGTCAGCGTGCGGGCCGAAGCCGCCGCAGCCGATCCCGGCAGTCGCCGAGGCGCGGCAGTGCCCGGCCTTCCCGATCCCGCCCGAGGGGTTGATGGCGCGGCCTGCGAAGCTGGATTTCCTTCCCGCGACGCCCTCGGGACCGGCGACGCCCTGATCGCGACCGAGCAGGCGATCCAGCTCGACGAGCTGATCAACTGGGTCGCGGCGCAGCAGCGCATCTGGGCGGCGACCCAGCAATCCCCACAGCAGAAGGAGCCGAACGGTGACGAATAGTCCCAAGCCCTGGTGGCAGTCGAAAACGATCTGGGGCGCGATCGGCGTCTTCATCATCACCGTGGCCCCCGAGCTGGGGATCGGCGTCAGCAGCGACGACGCGGCCGGGATCGGCGGCGCGGTCAGCAACATCGCGACGGGGGTGTTCGCCCTGTTCGTCATCTTCGGCCGGCTGCGCGCCAAGCAACGGATCGGCGCGACGCCACCGGATGACGCGGCGGGCTGATGCGCCACGCGGGTAACCGCGCGATCGAGCATGCCGAGGCGATGGTCGATCTGGAGCGCGACACGAGGATCGCCGGCATCCGCAAGCATCTGGCCGAACCGGGCCGGGCCGAATGCGGGGATTGCGGCGAGGAGATTTCGAAGGGGCGGCGGGCGGCGATGCCATCGGCCCGCCGCTGCGCAAATTGTGAAGCGCGGCGCGAGCGCGCCGCAAAGCGGGGTTGGTAATGGATTTGCAGCTTTTCACCCAATGGGCCGGCGCGGTCGGCCTTGCCCTGGGCATCATCAACATGGCCTGGAACATGCTGAGCCGCAGCACCAAGGGGATGACCGACCGGCTGGAGAAGCACAGCACCGACCTGAAGGACCATGATCGGCGCATTCAGGCGCTGGAAGGCGAAGCGAAGCACGCGCCGACCGGCGAGCAGGTCACGGAGCTTCGCCTGTCGATCGCCCAGCTCGACGGGCACGTCAAACGGCTGGACGGCACGCTGACCGGCCTCGCTACGACCGTGCGCCGCATGGACGAGTATCTGCGGAGCGAAAAGGCATGAGCTGGAAGGACAAGGTCGCGCTCGATGCGCGCCTGATCATCTTGCGCGAGCTGGCCCAGCAGATGAACGGCACGCTCAATTCGGTGTCGCTGCGCCGCGTGCTCGACGTCTATTTCGTCCGCCCGGTCGAGTGGATCGACACGCAGCTCGTCAAGCTCGCGCAGCTGGAGGCGATCGAACTGACGCGCGCGGGCGATATCGCGATCGCGAAGATCACGCCCGCGGGCCGCGACCATCTGGACGAGCGGTCGATCATCTCGGGCATCACGCCGCCTGCGGAATTTCGCTGAATGAGCGCCGGGGACGACAAGGGGCGGCAGGACGGCCGCGGGCGCCTGTCGTCGATCGACCTGCTGCCCCCCGAGGCGGAGCCCGATATCGTCTGGGCGCTGGATCAGCTGCGCGAGCGCACGAAGCCCGCGAAGATGATCCTGGTCGAGTTCAACGCGCGGCTGGCGGATCGCGGCATCGCGCCGATCACGAAATCGGCCTGGGGGCGCTGGTCGCTCCGTAAGGCGGTCCAGTTCCGCCGTCTCGACGAGGCGCGCCAAATCGCGTCCGAGCTGGTGCCGTCGCTCGGCACCGACGGGCCGGACCATGTCACGATGATGATCGCCGAGATGGTGAAGGTGTCGGCGCTGGAGCTGCTGGAAGGCGGCGAGGTCAGCAGCAAGGGGCTGATGGAGCTGTCGCGCGCCGTATCGTCGGCGGTCGCGGCGCAGAAGGTGTCGGCCGAGCATCGTCGCCAGCTGGAGGCCGAGGTCGAGCAGCGGCTGGCGAAGGCGGCGGCGGCGGTCGCCGAGGTTGGTGCGGCGGCTGGCGTCGGCGTCGACACGCTGAGCAAGATCACGAACCTTCTGACCACCGGACAGGTTTGATGGGCCGCGCGCGCATCATCCCCGCCAACCGCGGCGCGATCTTCCTGCCCTTCCAGTCGCGCTGGATCGAGGACAACAGCCGTCTCAAACTGGCGCGCAAGGGGCGCCAGCTCGGCTTTTCCTGGGCGACCGCCTATGCGGCCGACAAGCGGACGGCCGTGCAGGGCGCCCGCTATGATCAGTGGGTGTCGTCGCGTGACGATATCCAGGCGCGCCTCTTCCTCGAGGACTGCAAGCTGTGGGCGCAAGCGATGGACGTCGCCGCCCGCGATCTGGGCGAAGTGGTGCTCGATCCGAAGGAAAAGCACTCGGCCTATGTGCTGCGCTTTCCCAATGACCGGCGCATTCATTCCATGAGTTCGAACCCCGACGCCCAGGCCGGCAAGCGCGGCGGGCGAATCCTAGACGAGTTCGCGCTTCATCCCGACCCGCGCAAGCTCTGGTCGATCGCCTACCCCGGCATCACCTGGGGCGGTTCGATGGAGGTCATATCGACGCCGCGTGGATCGAAGAATTTCTTCAACACGCTTGTCCGCGAGGTCGAAGAGGGCGGAAACCCCAAGGGCATCAGCATGCACACGGTGACGTTGCAGATGGCCCTGGACGAAGGGCTGCTCTGGAAGCTCCAGCAGAACCTCCCCGCCGATCACGAACTCCAGGACATGACCGAGGCCGAATATTTCGACTTCGTCAAATCCGGCTGCGCCGACGAGGAGAGCTTCCTTCAGGAGTATATGTGCATCGCGGCCGACGACGATGCGGCGTTCCTGGAATATGATCTGATCGCGGCCGCCGAATATGCGGGCGGCACCGACTGGACGCGCTGCGAGGGCGGCGAGCTGTTCGCCGGCGTCGACATCGGCCGCAAGAAGGACCTGACCGTCCTGTGGGTGATCGAGCGCCTCGGCGACGTCTTCTACACCCGCCATATCGAGTGCCTCCAGAACATGACCAAGGCCGACCAAGAGGCGGTCATCTGGCCGTGGATGGAGCGTTGCGCGCGCACTTGCATGGACGCCACCGGCCTCGGCATCGGCTGGGCCGACGACGCGCAGCGCAAGTTCGGTCACTATGCGGTGGAAGCGGTAACCTTCACGCCGCGGGTCAAGGAAGCGCTCGCCTATCCGGTGCGCGCGACGATGGAGGATCGGCGCCTTCGCATCCCCTATGACAAGGCGATCCGGGCCGACCTGCGGTCGGTGACCAAGCAGGTCAGCGCCGCGGGCAATATCCGCTTCACCGCCGAGCGCACGCCAGACGGCCACGCCGACCGCTTCTGGGCGCTCGGCCTCGCGATCCACGCGGCGACCGGCATCGAGGGCGCGCGCTGGCGCCCGCTCCTCGACCAGCCGGCGCCGGCCTCGAAACTAGACCAGGATTGGATACCGGCATGATCGGCCGCCCTTCGACTGCATTCCATGCGCTCAGGACAGGCTTCGTCAAAGCCGTCCGCGCGACGATCGACAATTTCCGGCACGGCGGCACCGCGCCATTCTTTGGCGGTCTGCTGCGGCGGACCCGCTTCGACTATCGCAAGGAGATCGGCGACTGCCTGGACGCGTCGGTGGTCATGGCGCCGGTGCAATGGGTGCAGCGCGCGCTGCCCGAGGCGACGCTGATGGTCCGGCAGCGGAACCGGAAGGGTGCGGTCGATGACCTGCCCGATCACCTGATGCTCGCGCTGATCCAGAGCCCGAACCCCTATTACGGGGATATCGTGCTGTGGTGGGGCTATGTGCTGAGCATGATCCTGGACGGCAATGCCTATTGGCTGATCGTCCGCAACGGCCTCGGCCGGCCCGCCGAGCTTTGGTATATCCCGCATTGGATGCTGGAGCCGAAATGGCCCGCGGACGGCAGCGTCTTCATCTCGCACTATCTCTATTCGCCGGGCGGCGGGGCGGCGTCGATGGAGATCGACCCCGCGGACGTGATCCATTTCCGGCACGGCATCAACCCGCGCAATCCCCGCAAGGGGCTGGCGCCGATCGACAACGCGCTGCGCGAAATCTTCATGGACCTGGAGAGCAGCAATTTCGTGTCGGCGCTGCTCCGCAACATGGGCGTGCCCGGCGTCGTGATCAGCCCCAAGGGCGGCGCGATGCCCAATCCCGCCGACGTCGAGGCGACCAAGACCTACGTGCGGTCGCAGTTCAGCGGCGACGGCCGCGGGAGCCCGCTCGTCCTGGGCGCGCCGACCGAGGTCAGCGCCTTCGGCTTCAATCCCCAGATGATGGACACGGGCGGCGCGCGCGACGTCGCCGAGGAGCGGGTGTGCGCCGCGATCGGCATTCCCGCCGCTGTCGTCGGCTTCGGCGCCGGGCTTCAGCAGACCAAGGTCGGCGCGACGATGGAGCAGCTCGGCAAGCAGGCGTGGCAGAATGGCGTGCTGCCGCTCTGCCGTCTCGCGGCCGACGAGCTGAAGCGGTCGCTTTTGCCGCAGTTCGGAAAGGCCGATGGGCTCGACGTCTTTTTCGACACGTCGGACGTGCCGGCGATGCAGGAGGACGAGGACAAGAAGGCCGATCGCTGGATCAAGATATTCGAAGCGGGCGCGGCGCAGCTCTATGAAGCGCGCCAGGCACTCGGCCTCGATGCCGACGACAGCCATCGTTTCTACCTGCGCAAGATTTCGATGATCGAGGTTCCCGAAAACGGCGAGCGATCCGAGCCCGATGCGACGCCGAAGGGGCGCGGGGCGAAGGGGCGCGCCGCCAGCCAGGACGCCTACCAGCGCGGCGCCGCCTATCTGCTGATGCTTCAGCGGCAGGAAAAGGGGCTGGTAGAGGCGTATAAGAAACCTCTCATTGGCTTCTTCGACCGACTCGGCCGGGCCGCTGTCGAAGCGTCGGCCGAACTCCTCGAGGAGCAGTTCGGAAAGGCGCGGGGGGCGAAGAGCGACGATCTGCTCGTCGACATGATCCTCGACCGGCTGGGCATCCCGAAATGGGCGAGCGATTTGCGGGCGATCTATGAGGCGCAATATCTGGAGATCGGCAAGGCGACCGGGGATGCAGCCGAAGCCGCGGGGCTCGGCGCTTCGCTGCCCGATCAGGTCGCGCAGTCGATCGTCGCGGCGGGCGGGCGGCGGGCCGGGCTTGTCGATCTCGACCGGCAGACGCGCGCCGCGGTGTTCGACGCGCTGGCCGAGGGCCGGGCGGCGGGCGAAGGCGCGGTGCAGCTCGCGGCGCGCATCCTGCCCGCCGTCGCATCGGGACCGTCGCTCGATCCCGAAGTGCGCGCGCTGCGGATCGCGCGGACCGAGGCGAAATATGCGCAGAATATCTCGACGATCGAGCGGGGGCGCGCGGCCGGCGTCTCGTCGTTCATCGTGTTCGACGGCCGGCTCGGGCCGGGCCGGTCGCTGCTCTCGCATATCGCGCGCGACGGCTCGATCGTCGGCATCCAGCAGGCGGTGGTGATGGCCGACGCCGAGCATCCCAACGGCACATTGAGCTTTGCCCCCAATTTCGAAGAGGACTGACAGATGATGTTGCAGACGAAATCCATGACCATCAAAGCGATGGACGAGAGCGGCAAGGGGCTGGCCGAGCTGGCGACGCTGTCGGCGGTCGACAATGACGGCGACACCTATGATCGCGGCGCCTTCGCATGGAAGGCGGGCGGGCACCAGTGGGCGATGATGATGCCGGCGCACGATCGGCGGAAGATGCCGTTCGGCAAGGCGCGGGTCTATGAGGAGGGCGACACGGCCTTTGCCGAGCTGAACCTGAACCTGAAGACCGAAGCGGGGCGCGAGTGGCACCAGGCGCTGTTGTTCGACCTGGAGACGGGCGACCCGGTTCAGGAATGGTCCTATGGCTACAACATCGTCGACATGGACTATCGGGTGTCGGGCAACAGCCGGGTGCGCGTGCTGAAGAAGCTGGACGTCGACGAGGTGTCGCCGGTGCTGCGCGGCGCCGGCATCGGAACCCGCACGATCGCCATCAAGGGCGCGAAGCTGCGCGACGAGCATTTCGCGTCGCTGATCGGCGGGCTCGGCGAGATGGCGTCGGCGATCGACGAGGACCCGAACGCGGTATCGGCCTCTGGCCTCAAGCAGCTGCGCGAGATCCACGACGCGATCGGGCGTGTCTTCACCGGCGCCGATGGCGAGGTCGACGAGGCGGCGGTGAAAGAGGCGCTGGGCCGGGACACGGCGCTGTCGCATTTCCTCCAATATCGGCAGACGCTGCGGCGCTGATCGTCGGCCCCAGCGAAATTCGCTCCAGGAGCGTGTCAGGCGATGCCGAGGCCCTCGGCATCGCCTTTTTCATGCGCCAGCCTTCTTAGCGGCTTCTCAGCCCTCTTAGGGCGCTATTTCCACCCAGCGGCGCGGGGCGACCCGTGGGTGATCGGGAGCCTGTTGTCATCGGGCGCCGAGTTCGGTTACATCGGCGCGACCCCCCGCATCGTCTGTCCGCCGCTGCCCCGGAACATGTTCCGGGGCGAACGCCCGCCATCGCTGCTGCCACATGGGCCGGATTTTCCGACCACCCATAGGGAGCAGCATGCGATGACGGTGAAGAGTTTGACGCTGAAGGACGCCCGCGAAAAGGCGCAGACCCTTCAGGACAATCTGGGCAAGGTTTTTGCCGAGGCGAAGACCGACGACGGCCAGTATGATTACAACAAGGTCACCTATTTCGGCGCTGAGGTGAAAGGCTCGGTCTCCGTCGCCGAGAAGGTGAAGGCGATGAACGACGAGCTGGACGAGGTCATGGGCCATGTCGAGACGCTCGAAGCTGCCGACAATGCCGCCAAGGCCCATGCCGATCGCGGCAAGGCGCGCCGCGGCTTCGGCCTGCCGGGTGGCGGCGAGAAGGGCGGCGATCGCCCGCGGCTGATCAAGTCGCTCGGCGAACTGGTGTCCGACGACAAGCTCTACCTGGACTGGGCCGAGAAGGGCGCCAAGGGTCAGATCGACCTCGCCTATGACGACGTCTGGGCGACCGATCTGCTCGCGATGGCGACCAGCGGCAACACGATCGGCGCCAAGGCGCTGATGACGACGGCCGCGGGCTATGCGCCCGAGGCGGTTCGCCTGCCCGGTTTCGTCGAGCATACGACGCGGCCGATCGAGCTGATCGACATCCTTCCGACCTCGCGCACCGGCAATGCCCAGGTCACCTACATGGAGGAGACGACGCGCAACCACGGCGCGGTCGAAGTCGCCGAGGGCGGCGAATATGCCGAATCGGAGTTCGTCTTCACCGAAAAGTCGAGCCCGGTTCGCAAGATCGGCGACAGCCTGCCCGTCACCGACGAGCAGCTGGAAGACGTGCCGTTCATGGGCAGCTACATCAACGGCCGCCTGTCGTTCGGCTGCCGTCAGCGGCTCGATCGCCAGGCGCTGATCGGCGATGGCGCGGGTTCGAACCTTCGCGGCCTGAAGAATATCGTCGGTATCCAGGTGCAGGCGCGCGGCGGCGATCCGGTCCCCGACGTCTTCTATCGCATGATGACGAAAATCCGCATGAACGGGCAGGCGGTGCCGACGCACCACGTCATGCACCCGCTCGACTGGGAGGGTATCCGCCTGCTGCGCACGGCCGACGGCATCTATGTCTTTGGCAGCCCGAGCGAGGCCGGCCCCGATCGTCTGTGGGGCCTGCCGGTTGCGCAGAACTCGGCCGATGCCCAGGGCACGGGCTACACCGGGTCGTTCCAGCAGGCGTGGATCAGCCTTGTCGAGCGCCGCGGCGTCGACGTGCAGATCGGCTACGTCAACGACCAGTTCAAGAAGGGGCAGCGCACCGTGCGCGCCGACCTGCGGACTGCGCTCGTCGCCTTCCGCCCGCCCGCCTTCTGTCAGGGCACCGGGCTCGCCGGCTAATCGATCGCCTGCCGGGGTGCTTTGAGCTGGTCCCTTGATCCCCCGGCTTCGGCACCGGCTGGGCGCGCAACTCTCTCCCGCGCGCCCAGCCGGAAGCTTGAGGAGAATTTCCATGAAGATGCCTGGTTCCCAGCCGCGCGTGCGGACGTGTCAGATCGGCGAGGTCGCGCTTGGCGCCGACAACGCCATCCTGGGCGATGCCGCTATGGACGATGCCGATCCGACCGTGATCGACGCGTTCGCCGGCCAGCCGGACGTTCCGCGCAACCTGACGGTCAAGGGCAATGACGCCAACGTGAGCGGCGACGTCGAGATCGAAGGCACCAACGCCTTCGGCGAGCCGATCAGCGAGACGATCGCGCTCGCGGGCGCGGCGGTCGTTGCCGGCAGCAAGGCGTTCCGCACCGTCACCCAGGTCACCCTGCCGCCCTATGACACCGCCAACACCGAGCGCGTTCGCGTCGGGACCGGCGCGAAGCTGGGGCTGCCCGTCGCGCTCTCGCGCGACACGGTGATCGCCGCCTATCGCGACAATGCGCGCGAGGCGAACCATCCGACCGTCGCCGTCGACGAGGACGCGGTCGAGAGCAACACGGTCACCCTCGGCTCCGCGCTGAACGGCTCGGCCGTGATCGTCGACCTCTACGAAACGAACTGAGCCCTTCGACGGGCTCAGGGTGATCGGACAAGAAGGAGAGATTTCATGATTGCGAAGGAGCGTCTGTATCTGACAGCCGACAGCAAGCGGCTGGTCCGCGAAGGCGATCGGGCGGCGGCAAGCCTCTATGCCGCGAAGGGCGACGAAATCCCCGATAGCGCCGTTCAGCGGTTCGGGCTGAAGGACGGGACGATCGGCAAGGGCAATTCGCGCGCCCCCAACCAGAAGGAAGGCCTGCCCGGCCAGGATAAGGAAAAGGCGCCCGGCCCGGACAAGGAAAAGACGCCGGACGGCGACAAGGGCGGTGGCCGCGGCACCAAGGGCGCGGGCGGCGCCGGCGACGCGGGCACGGCGTCCGCGGCCGATGACCTGACGCGCGTCAAGTTCATCGGCGCCGCGTCGGTCAAGGCGCTGAGCGCTGCCGGCATCACCAGCTTCGCGCAGCTCGCGGCGATCGACCCGGCGAAGCCGCCGCAGGTCGAGGGCATGGGCGCGCGGGTCAACTGGAGCGGGATCGTCGCCTCGGCGATCGAACTGCACGAGGCGGAGCCCGGCAACGAGCTTGGCGGGGAAGGCGGGGCCGACGCCGGCGCGGGTCAGACAGGAGCCTGATCCATGCCGCTGCTCGACCGGGTCAAGGAACGGTGCGGGTCGGAGCTGTCCGATGCCGAGCTTCAGGCGATGATCGATGCGATCGTCGCCGAGCTGGACGCGCGCCTTGGCCCGGTCGGACCGGTCACGATCGAGCTGGGCGATCCCGACGATCCGCACAGCCGGTTCAACCGGACGCTGCGCGTCCTGCCGCCGATCGACGCGACCGCCGAGCTGACGATCGTCGAACTCGATCCCGGCAACAGCGGCGGCGCCGCGGCCGAGCTGGAGCTGGCACCGGGCGATTATCGCTTGCTGCACGGCGGGCGGACGCTTCAGCGGCTGACGGGCGGGCCGAACGGGCGCGGTTATTGGGCGCCGCTGGTGCGGCTGACCTACACTCCGCAGGGCGCCAGCCAGGCGCAGCGGGACGAGGCGGTCATCAAGCTGATGATGGTCGACCTGTCCTATCGCGGCGGGCTGAAGAGCGAGCGCGCCGGCGACTATTCGATCACGCTGAGCGGCGACCCGGTCGCCGATCGCGAGAGCATCATTGCCGGGCTGATCCCGGCGAGCGGGTTTCTGCTGGCTTAGAGAGAGAGACATGGACGAAGTGACCCGGAAGGTAGGCGACGCGATCGGCGCGGTGAAGACGATGCTCGACGCGATGGCGGCCGATCCGACCGTCGACAAGCGCGGGCTGGCCGTCACGCGAACCCAATTCGAAACCGCCTTCCTGTGGGCGGCCAACGCCGTGGGCGGCGAAGGCATTTTCGAGGGCTGAGCGATGAAGTGGCATGCCCCCAGCGAGCGGACACAGCTCATCCTGCTTTCGCCGGTGATCGCGGTCGCCGCGATCGCCGCCTTGTGGTTTCTGCCAATCGCCGGCCTCTTTTGGCTGGACGATAAATGGCGGGTCCGACAGGCCGCAAAGGGCTGGCATCCGTGGCTCGCGTGGCGCCCGGTCAAAGTCGGCGAGTGGTGGGCGAAGGACCGCCGCTGGGTCTGGCTGGAGACGGTCGAGCGCCGGGTTCGCAAATATGGCGACGGCTATGACTATCGGCTGCCGGGAGCCGAGGCATGACGCGCAGGCCCGGCATTCTTGAACAGGTTCGATCCGAAGCCTGGAGCGACGGGTTCGCGCAGGCGAACATGCTCGTCGACGACGACGCATGGTGGGCTGGGTGGACGGCGGCAGAGGCCGCGGCGCCCAGCCGGTTGGTCTGGTTCATCCTCGGCGCCGTGGCCGGCGTCCTGGCGATCGTCCTGGTCAACGGGGTGTGGGCATGAGCTTCCTTCGTGACATATTCGTCAACCTGGGCGCGGTGCTGCTCGGGGCGGCGCTGCTCTGGCTGGCGGCGTTCGCCGTCCAGGTCATTCGGGCGTTCCTGCGATGATCGGCCGTCGCCTCACGATGCGGGCGCATGTCGAGCGCAATGTCGCGGTGGGCAAGAACGGGTGGAACGCGCCCGCGGCGCCCGACTATCAGCCGCATGGCGTGCTGCCGTGCTTCGCCTGGGCGCCGAAGGCCGGCGTCGACGTCGTCGACAGCAAGAAGGTCGCGGTCCAGCAGGACGTGCGGATGATGATCGCGCTCGGCGCCGAGCTGCTGCCCGGCGACCGGGTCGCGCAGATCACGAACGCGAAGGGGGACGCGGTGCTGTTCCGCGGGCCGCTACGCATCGAGGGCGAGATCGACTTCAAGCATAATCACCGCGAAGTCGCGCTGGTGAGGGTCGGCTGATGCAGATCGGCGTGATCCAGGGGGCGACGCGCATCGTCGGCAAGTCGCAGGGCTATAACGGCCTGCCGATCCGCGACGAGGCGATCCATTGCACGGTGAACGGGCCGGACACGCCCGCGATGGTGACCGCGTGGCTGCCGACGCCCGCCGAGCTGGCGGCGCTGAACGCCGGCGCCGCCGTGCATGTCCGCATCCTCGGCCGCACCCCGCCGCCGATGGCGGTCGAGGTCGGGCCGGTCCCGTCGATCGACGATCGCGAGAGCCTGGACGGGCGGGAGGCGGATCGTGCCTAGCAAGAGCCTGACCTGGAACGGCGAGGCGGTGTCGGCCGCGTGGAAGGAGGCGCAGATCAAGGGCGTCAACGCGGCGATGGGCGCGGCGGTCAATCATGCCAAGCGCAACCACCCGTGGAAGAACCGCACCGGCATATTGGAGGGCGCGATCAACGTCACCGATCCGGCGCGGCCGATCGCGACGGGGGTGGAGGGCGTGTGGGGCGTCAACGACGCGGTCCAGGCGCGGATACTGGAGGTCGGCGGCGTGATCACGGCGAAGAACGCCGCGGCGCTCGCCATCCCGCTGCCGGGCGGCGGCGTGGTGCTGCGCAAGTCGGTGACGATCCCGGCCTATCCCTATCTGCGGCCCGCGGCCGACGCGGTCTATCCGTCGCTCGCGATGCGTATCCAGAAGGCGCACGCCAAGATCGGCGGGGGAGCGAGCGATGACTGAGGCCGATCCGATCGGCGCGCTCGTCGCGTGGCTGCTCGCCGACGGGCCGACCACGGCGCTGACCGGCGAGGACGTCTTCGGCGGGTCGCTGGAGGGCGACATATTGGATCGCGGGCCGAAGAGCGCGCTGGTTGTCGCGCCTTCGGGCGGCGTGTCGATGACGGCGCGGAGCAAGGCCGAGTTCGACACGGCCCGGATCGACCTGATCGCCTATGGCGCGACGAAGGCCGATGCCGACACGCTGATCCGCACGGCGGCGCCGCGGCTGTGGCTGATCGACCGGCAGGTGATCGCCGGCACGCTGATCCATTGGGTGAACCGCGCGGGCGGGTCGGGCGACGCGCGCGACAGCGACACGCAATGGCCGCAGGCGTTCCGGTCCTTTCAAGTTCTCTATTCGCTGAGGCCGGTCGCCTGACCGTGTGCCGGCCCGCCTCTCTGACCCCCGTTTTGACAAGGAGTTGAACCATGGAGCCTTATGAAATCGTCAGCGGCCCGCTGACCCTTTACCTCGCGCCGGTCGGCACGGCCTTTCCCCTGATCGACGCGGCGCCCGCCGCCGAGTGGAAGATGGTCGGCACGTCCGGCGACAAGAATTATTCCGACGACGGCGTCAGCGTCCAGCACAGCCAGTCGATCAACAAGGTCCGTCCCGCGGGATCGGTCGGCGCGCGCAAGGCGCTGCGCACCGAAGAGGACATGATGGTCACGGTGACGCTGTGGGACAACACGCTGGAGCAATATGCGCTGGCGCTGAGCGGCGTGGACCCGGCGGCGACGGCGGCCGGCGTCGGGACGGCGGGGTTCAAGAAGATCGGCCTGTCGCGCGGCGAGGAGGTCAAGCAATATGCGCTGCTGGCGCGCGGCAAGTCGGCTTATGACGAAAAATACGCGGCGCAATATGAGGTCCCGCGCTGCTATCAGGCGGCGAGCCCGACCGTTCTCTACAACAAGGGCGTGCCCGCGGGCATCGAGCTGAACTTCGATGCGCTCGAAGACCTCGCGGCGGCGATTGAAACCGAGCTGTTCGGCCGCCTGATCATGCAGACGGCCGACGCGCTGCCCGAGGGCTGACGCGTCGATGCGTCCGATCGGCGATCTGCGCGCGCGGGCGGATGCGGTCAGCCGCAAGCTTCGCGCCCACAAAAAGGCGGTGCGCGACCATCGGCGCGCCGCCCAGGACGCCGCGACCGAGCTGGCCGAGATCAAGGCCGAATGCGCGCGCCGCGGCATCGCCCTGGTGCTCGCCCCGGAAGGCGTTCCGGGGCGAGGCGCCCCCACAGGCCGGGCATAGCCCGGCCCGCCCCCTCCCTCTTCCCGGCGTAGGAAAATTCATGGCCGAAAAAGTGCTGCTAGATCTCAACACACTTATTCAGCGCCCCGCGATCGACGTCGACGGGACGCGATACGAGCTGTTCAGCGTCGACGAGCTGTCGGTTCTCGCCTCGCACCGCTTCAGCGTCTGGGCGCGGCGGATCGAGGCGATCGAGGCCGGGACCGACGAGGAGGAGGCCGCGGAGCTGGCCGTCCTGGTCGACAAGGTCGCGCAGGCGGCGCTGGTCGATATGCCCGCGGCGGTGTTCGAGACGCTGAGCGGTGCGCAGCGCCGCGAGATCGCCAATGTTTTTATCGCGCTCCTGCTGCGCAAGCAGCTCGCGGCAGTGGGAGCGATCACGCGGGCGATGGGCGTCCAGCCGACTGGGGCGACGTCCTCCCCCGGCTCCAGCGATATTACGGCGGCGACGCCCGATGGTGGCTGGCTGAAGCGCCTGCTTCGCTGGTGCGGGCTTATCTGACCATGATGCCGCGGCTGAAGGCCGAGGAGCAGCTGGCGCGGATCGACGCGACGGCGCTGGCGATGGGTCATTACGACAAGGGCACGGTGCGGCAGAAGATGCGCAGCCTGCGCGACGCCGCGATGGGCGACCGTCGCCGGGTCAAGGTGAAGGCAAGCCCGGCGCAGCTCGGCATGGTCGGCATCGGGGTGAGAATGTTGCCGGCGCCCGATAAGAAGGCGGTGAGCGATGGCTGAGCTGACAGGGCCGATCGAGCTGAAGCTTGTCGTCGATGGTCCCGGCGCGATCGTGCGATCACTTCTTTCGGTATGTGAGGTGCTTGCTGCCTCGCGTGCTGCGCGCGAGACCCTCGCCGATTGCTTCCCGGACTTTCCCGACGCCGGCATCGATCGCGGCCTTGCGCATCTGATCCTTGACCGCCTCGATCTGTTCGGCGGTGAGCCGATCCTCGACACGGCAGGCGGGGCAGTGAAATGCATCCTCCAGCCGAGCGACCGATATCGCATGTTCGTGGCCGCACTCGCAGCGGACGGGCAGTTCGCCGCTGATCCTGATTTCCATGGGTGGCCGATCCTTTCTGTCGCGACTCGCAAGGCGACAGTGACCGAGGTCGCCGGGGATGCAAGCCCCGGCGACGAAGGCGCCGATAAGGAGCCTCTCAGCGATGGCTGAAGCACTCGGCGAAGCCCTGCTTTATCTGCGCACCGACGATCGCGGGCTCGATGCCGGGATCGCGAAGGCGAAGGGGAAGAGCGATCAGCTCGGCGTGGCGTTCGACACCACGTCGGGCAAGGCCGATCAGCTCGGCCAGTCGATGGACCGGGCCGGCGCGAGCGCGGAGCGGTTCGGCAACAGCCAGGCGGCGGTTTCCAAAATGTCGAACGCGCAGCGCGCCGGCATGCAGCAGCTGTCGATGCAGATCAGCGACGTCGCGACGATGTATTCGCTGGGCGCGCGGCCGATGCAGATATTCGCGTCGCAGATCGGGCAGATCACGCAGGCGGTGCAGCGCGCGTCGGGCGGGACAAGCAAGTTCGCGGCGTTCATGGGCAGCCCGTGGACGATGGCGATGAGCACGGCCGCGATCGTGCTGGTGCCGCTGATCGGCAATCTGCTCGATAGCGAGGACGCGGCCGACAAGGCGGGCAAGGCGAACCAGACCTGGACGGATAAGCTCGACGCCAGCAAACATAGCATCGACGAGGTTCGCGCCGCGCTGCGCGAATATAATGCCGAGCAGAAGAAGGCGAACGAAACGACGCTGGAGGCGGCCGCGGCGGCCTCTGCGGCGGCCGCTGCCAAGCTGAAGGAGGCCCTTGCGCTCCGGCAGGCCCTGGCGGCGCAGCTCGCGTCGATCAACGAGGACACGCTGAGCGCGCGCGGGGCGGGCGGCGAAGGCGCGGGCACGGCGATGGCCGCTGGCCGCAGTGTCATGCAATCGCGGATCGCGGAGAATGAAGCCGCTATCACCGAACTCACGCAGCAGGCGCGCGATGCCGCGTCGAGCGTCGCCGAGGAAATGGCGAAGCTCGAAACCGACACGACGGCCAAGATCAAGTTCGAGGCCGAACAGCGACGCAAAGCCGTTCGCGACGAGATCGCCACCTACGACGAGAAGCTGAAGAAGCTCAAAGAGATCAACCGCTGGGAGAAATCGGAGACCGAAAAGGCCAACGCGGCGAAGCGGAGCGGCGGCGCCTCGGGCGCCGCCTCGCGCGCGGCCAGCGTCGGGGACATGACGGCGCTGATCAAGATGCTGTTCGGCGCCGGGTCGCAGATCACGTCGACGACGGGCGGCAGGCACGTCAAGGGCAGCGACCATTATGCCGGGCGGGCGATCGACTTCATCCCCGAGGGCGGCATGGGCCGATATTCGACGGCCGAGGTCCAGAAGATTTTGGAGGACGCCGGCGTTTCGATCCGGCGCAATGCCAAGGGCACCCAGCAGCTGTTCGGGCCGGGCCGATCGGCGAGCAGCCAGGGCGACCATGACGATCATTTCCATTTCGCCTGGTCGGGCAGCGCCTCCCCCGAGGAAGCGCAGCGCCGCGCCGCGCAGGCGGCGGAGCGCGCCGCGCGCGCGGCCGAGCAGGAAGAGCGCCGCAAGGAACGCTATAGCCGCGATCTTGCCGGTCTTCAGGACGCGCAGGCCGACCTTCAGGCGCAGCTCGGCCAGACGGCCGAGGAACGCTATCAGCTCGAACGCCAGGGGCTGGAAATCGCGACCGCCGAACATAAGCGGCGGATCGACGCGAACTCGGACTATGACGACGCCGAGAAGGCGACGCTGCGCGCAGAGCTGGAGAAGAAGGCGAGCCTTGAACGCGAGTTGCTCGACCGGCGCCGCCGCGAGGAACTGGCGAAGCAGGCGCTGCAAATCGCCCAGGCGATGAACGCCAGCGAAGCCGAGCTGCTCGACAAGCAAATGAGGCTGGCCGAAACGCGCGAGGGGCGCCGTGCGATCGACCAGCAGTTGCTCGATATCGCGTATCGTGACCGCAAGGCGGCGCTCGAAGCGCGGATCAACGATACGACCGCGAGCGACGGCGACCGATGGTCGGCCTTCGTCGATCTTTCCAATCTCGAAAAGAGCCGCGCGCTCGACCAGGAGCAGCTCAACCGCAACTACGAAAGCCCGCTCGAGCGCTATCGCCGCGAGGTGGCCGGCGTCGGCAACAACATCAACGACGAACTGGAAAGCGTCGCCGTCAACGGACTCGACCGGCTGAGCGACGGTCTCACCGATGTCATCATGGGCGCAAAGTCGCTCGGGGACATGTTCAAGCAAGTCGCGAAGCAGATCATCGCCGAGCTGCTGCGCATCGCGATCCAGCAGATGGTGATCATGCCGCTGCTCAATGCACTCGGCGGCGGCGGTGGCGGCGGCTTCGGCGGTGGAGGCGGCGGCGGTGGCGGTCTGCTGTCTTCGGTCTTCGCCGGCATGTTCGCCGATGGCGGACTGATCCCCAACGGCAGCTTTGGCATCGTCGGCGAGGCTGGACCCGAGCCGGTGTTCGCGACGCCGGGCGGGGTGGGCGTCATGCCCAATTCGGCGTTGCGCAAGATGGGCGGCGGGGGCGAGGCCGGGCCGATGTATTTCGACCTGCGCGGCGCGGTGATGACCGCAGATTTGCTGCGCCAGATGAACGCCATGTCGCAGGCGAACGTGCGCAGCGGCCTTGCCGAATATGACCGCGGGGTCGGCGCGCGCGTCCAGGACAATATGGCGAGGCGCGGCTGATGGTCGGGCAGCCCGAAATCTTCGACTGGCCGGCGACCTTGTCGCCGACCGACATTTCGATCCGCGCGCCGAGCAAGACGGTAGGGCTAACGACGAGCGTCAACGAGTCGGTGCAGGCGGTGCCGTCGATCCGCCCGCCGTTCCGCATGACGCTGGAGTTCGAGACGTTGTTCGGTCCCGAGGTCCTCGCGTGGCGGGCGATGATCGCGTCGCTCGAAGGGCGCGCGAACCGGCTGCGCATCCCGCTGTTCGACATGTGGTTCGCGGCGAGGGACCGGCAGATCGCGGCGGGCCTTGCCCCGCATTCGGACGGGACCGGCTTTTCGGACGGCGCGCTCTATGCGACCAGCGATGTCGAGGGAGTGACGGTGACGGGCGTCCAGGGGCAGCGGACCATCACGGCCGACTTTTCCGGCTATGCCGGCGCCGATCTCGACGCGCTGCTCCAGGCGGGCCTCTATTTCGGGCTGCACGATCAACCCTATATCGCGACGGCGGTCGCCTGGGCGGACAGCGTCGCGACGATCCGCTGCTCGCCGACGCTGCGGATCGACTATGTCGACCAGCCCCTGCGGCTGCGCCCGGTGATGATCGCGGGGCTGACCGACGACGAGGGCGGCGAGCTGACCCTGAAGCGCGGGCGCTGGGGCGGGCCGACGCTGGAGCTTGTGGAGAGGTTCGATGGACCTCTTCCCTGAGACGATCGCGACCGCGCTGGGCGGCGGCAAGGTCGAATGCGCGAACCTTGTCCATTTCGATTTCACCACCCAGCCGATGGGGGTGTGGAACGGCGAAGGCGAGCTGCGCACCAACGACGATCGGCGCTGGTCGGGGCTGGGCGGCTGGGGCGGGATGAGCGGCGTCGAGCAAGCGGTCAACGGCGAGGCGCCCGAGGCGGCGTTCACCCTGTCGGGGGTCGATGCCGACGTGCTGCGGCTGTCGCGCGAGGAGTTCGAGCCCGAATGCAAGGGCCGGCTGGTGCGGGTGCTAATCCAGTTCTTCGGCGTCGACGATCCCGCCGATCCGGGAAACCAGCGCCCGCTCGACCTGCCCTATCCGATCTGGGCGGGGCGCATCCTGGCGCCGACTTTCACGATCGACGCCGAGAATGGCGAGCGGTCGGTGACGCTGTCGGCCGAGAGCCTGTTCTCGCTGCGGTCGCGGCCGCGCTACGCCATGTATACCGACCGCGACCAGCAGCGCCGCTTTCCCGGCGACAAGGGGTTCGAGTTCGTCGGGGCGATCGTCAACAAGGTGCTGACATGGCCGGACTATTGAACAGCTTCGATCTGAGCGGCGCCGTGCGGCCGTCCGACCTGGAGCGCATGATGCGCCAGTCGGACGCGCAGGCTGCCGGCATCGATGCCGTCGCGGCCGAGCTGCACCGCTGGGCGGCCGAGCCGTTCGACCTCGCGCTCGCCAATTGCGGGCTGAGCGTGCTGGCCTATGTGGCGCGGGTGAAAGGCCGGCTAGTGCCGATGTGGCTGCGGGCGTTCGGCCGAATCGGCGCGGGGCGGCTGATGCGCAGCGACGCGCTGTTCCAGACGGTCGCCGATCGCGCGCTCGCCGAGATGGGATGCGCGCGAACCCTCGCGCCGCGGCGCGGCGACGTGGCGCTCGTCCGGCTGCCCGGATCGGGGCTGACAGCGTGCATCTGCTCGCGGAGCGCGTCGAGCCGGATGCCGGCGATGTGGGCGGCACGCGGCGACCGCGCGGCGGTGATCGCGGCCGGCGAACTTGTCCAGGCGTGGAGGGTCGCATGCCGCAAGCGCTGATAGGGTTTCTGGTTCAGATCGGGCTGTCGCAACTCGCGGCGACGCTGGTCGCCACGGTGGTGACGATCGGCGCGTCGATGCTGCTCAACGCGCTGTTCGGCCCGTCGCGGCCGAAGCCGAGCGACCAGCAGCAGAATATCCGCGTCGCGGTCGGGTCGCGGAAGCGGCATTACGGCATCGTCTGCACGGGCGGCCAGGAGACGTTTTACGAGAGCCGAAACGGGACGATCGCGAAGGTGGTGACGCTGGGGACCGGCGAAGAGGACCAAATCCTGGAGCATAAGATCAACGACCAGAAGGTCACCGTCGTCGGCGGGACGATCACCGACGCCAAGTTCCGCGGGGCGGTGCACATCTACACGCGGTCGGGGACCGACGATCAGACGGCGATCGCCGAGCTGACGGCGAAATTTCCCGAGTGGACGGCCGACCATCGCCAGCGCGGCTGCGCGCATGCGGCGATCATCGGCGACCCGGTGAAGCAGAAATATTTCGGCGAGGTCTATAACGGCCAAATCCCCCAATACACCCAGACGCGGAAGGCGGCGAAGCTCTACGACCCGCGCAAGGACAGCACGATGGTGATCGGGTAATGGCGGGCGATCCCATCTATGGCGACGGCCCGCACCGGATCGCCGACAAGGCGACGCGCGAGTGGAGCGACAATGCCGGACTGGTGATCGGCGACTATGCCGCGCACCCCGACGGCTATGGCCTCGGCTATGAGAATGTGAACTGGGCGTCGATCGCGCGCGAGGCGGATTTCAGCGACCTGCCGGAGACGACGGTGACCGGCGAGACGATCGCGCGGTGGCGGCTCTGGGGCAGCTACAGCCTCGCCAGCGAGGAGCGGCGGCAGGTGATGGCGGACATGCTGAAGGCGTGCGACGGCCATATCTGGCAGGACGCCGACTGGAAATTCAACCTGATGACGGGGCGCTATGAAGAGCCGACCGTCGTCATCACCGACGACCATATCCTGTCGATGACCGCGAAGCGCGGGCCGAACGCACGGCACGCGGTGAGCGCGGTCAAGATGATCTATACCGAGGCGGCGATCGGATATCGCGAGCAGGAGAGCGCGACGGTCGCCGATCCCGACGCCGAGGACGATCCCAACACCGACCCCCAGTCGATCGAGGTCCTCTTTGCCCCGCATCACAACCAGGCGTCGCGGCTCGGCAAGATCAACCTCGCCCGCCTGGGCGACCGCTGGCACCTGTCGGGGGCGCTCAACCTGTTCGGGCTCAACCTGATCGGCAAGCGCTTTTGCCGGGTGCGGTCGGACCAGCTCGGCATCGACGCGGTGTTCCTGGTCGGGCCGCTGCGGCTGGAGCTGGATCAGCAGCGCGTGCTTCCCCAGGCGCTCGACGAGGTCCGGGCCGAGGATTGGGCGTTCGACGCCGAGCTGGAGGAAGGCGTGCCGCCGCTGGCGCCCGACATGACGCCGAGCGTTCCCACGGTCCCGCCCCCGACCGACCTCGTCCTGTCGGCCGTGCCGATCGCGCTCGGCGAGACGAACGGCGTGGCGATCGGCGCGAGCTGGGCGAGCCCGCGTCCCGACCTGGGCTTTCGGGCACAGTATCGACCCGCGGCGGGCGGCGACTGGGTAACGATGGCGGTCGACGAGGACGAGCTGACGGCGCGCAGCGGCCCGGTGGACAGCGGGGTCGAATATCAGGTGCAGGTGTGGGCCATCACGGTCGGCTATCGCGAGAGCGCGGCCGTCAGCGACACCATCACCCCCGAGGCGACGAACACGCTGGGACCGCCAACCGAGCTGGCGGCCGAGGGCGGCACCGGCGAGGCCGAGATCAGCTTTCGGATGCCGACGCAATCGAGCCTTGCCTATGCGCGCCTTTATGGCAGCGGCACGGACGATTTCGGGACGGCGGTGCAGGTCGGCCCCGATCAGGTCGCCGGTCTGGGCGCGATCGTCACGATCACCGAAACCAGCCTGTCCGCAGGCACCCGATATTATTGGGCCCGCGCCTTCAAGGCGGGGAGCGGCATGTCCGCGCTCGCCGGGTCGGTGTCGGCCGTCATCAGCTGACGAGGAAGACGACAATGGCGACGATCAAGGATGCGTTCGACGCGGCATTCCGCGATTTCACGATGGAGGGGGTCGCATCGAGCGGCTTGCGCGACCCGGTGAAGGCCGAGCTGCGCGCGCTGGGCGCGGTGATCGAGGCGGCGGTCGGCCTGATCGCGGCGGGCATTCCCGCGGTCGCGGCCGAGCCGGTCGGCGCGCCGGGCGTGGGCGAGCCGAGCGTGGTCTTCGTGACCGACGATCCGACGCCGACGAAGAATGGCGTGCGGGTCTATCGCGACGGCGCCTGGGGGCCGTTCACCGAGCTGTATGACGGGCTGTCCACCGTGGTGCAGCCGCTGGTCGACCAAGCCGAGCTTTGGGCCGAGGGCGACGGCGAGCCGGGCGATCCGGGGAGCAAGAGCGCCAAAGGCTGGGCCGAGGAGATCGCCGCGTCGGCGGCGGACATCGCCGGCATGGTCACCAATTTCGTGGAGGCCGACACGCGCAACCTGTTCGACCCCGCCGCGGCGGGCAGCGTTCGCGGGATGGTGATCAACACGGTCTCGGGCGCGATCGGCGGGACGGCGATCTATCAGGGTTATGGCGTGACCGCGCTGAGCCGCCCGCTGACGCCGGGGGGCGAATATACCGCCTATAATTACGACGCGCCGCCCGACTGGGGCTTCCTGACCTTCACGGCCGCGGCGCTGCACGTCTATCAGCCCGACGGCGTCACCTGGGACGGGGGCATTCCGATCGCCGACTGCACCTTCGACGGTGCCGCGCCGCCGAACGGCGGCTTTACCGGCAATCGCCGGATCACCTTCACCTATCCCGCCGATGCGCCGGTCGGCGGCGGCGTCCGCTTCAACTTTCGATCGGGCGAGGCGACCGACGCCGGCTTCGCGGCGGCGATCAAGGGGCTGGTGCTGGTCGAGGGCGCCGCGCCGGTCGGGTTCGTGCCCTATGCCCCCGCGGGTGCGAAACGGTTGGTCGCGGCGGCTGAGCCGGTCGCGCCGATCAACGTTTTCTGGCCCGACGAGTATATCTATGTCCGCACCGCGCGCGCGGGATCGGCCGACAAGGACGAAGTGCAGACGCTACGCGTCGACCCGCCGAGCATCGGCCTCCAGATCAATCGCCCGCTCGGCGTCGACTTTGCCGAGAGCCGGGTGATCGACAAGGACACGCCGCTCGACCAGACCGTCGACCGTTTCGGCTCTCCGGCGCTGTCCTATCGCCAGAGCGCAGGCACCGACGAATGGACGCCGCAGCGGTTCATGGGGAAATATTACAGCTACAACCACGGCGTCATCGGCTATGCGCGGCTGGGGGCGCATGGGAAGACGAATGCCGACATAGGGTCGATCTGGGAGCTGACCGATGGCGTGATCACCCAGCAATGGGTTCTGAGCGGACTGTTCGAGCAATATATCTCCAGCGTCGGCACCGGCCTGACCAAGATGATCCTGATGGTTCCGCGCTATATCGGGACGCCCGCCGACTATGATTTCAACCGCGATCTGGTGAAGACGGCGGCGCCGGCGAAGTTCGTCCACGTCTCTGGCGCCACCGAGACGTCCGATATCGCCTTCACGCTGCCGGCCGTGGGGCAAAACGAGAGCGCCGACATGAAGTGGTGCGACCTGCGGCCGATCATGCGCGACTATGACCGGAACGTCTTCCTCGACGGCGTCGAGCTGGCGAAGGGGCAGGACGCGACGGGCACGGATTTCCGCATCTTCCAGCATTTCGACATTATGAACGCGGCCGAGCAGCAGGACCGGCTGATCGCGCAGGTCGGGACGGCGACAGCGCCCGATTATACCAATGCGGCGATATCGTCGATCGTCGGCGTGACGCAGGTCCATATCTTCAACGCCTTCGGCTTCATCGAGACGATCACGACGATCGAGGCGAAGGAAGCGTTCAAGCTGCGCGTGTTCGACTATCTGAACGGGCAGCAGCAAATCCGCATGGGGCTCAACGCGCTGGCGCCCGACAAGCTGCGCGCCTGGTCGCCGGGGCACGCGACCTATGGCGCCGCGCCGATCATCTCCGACGCGCCCGCCGAGGACTATCTGCTCTACAGCGAATATGCCGACCCCGAGAAGCCGGCGCGCTTCCTGACGCAGCTGCTGACCAGCGGCGCCGGCGTCTACCAGCATGGCTATTATGCGGGGAAGGATTTGGAGGACGATGCGATCCTCGCGCAGTCGAACGCGCTGGGGGTGATCAGCCAGTCGATGAAGACCTACCTCCACATGGTGAACTGCCTGACGCTGGGCGATGCCGTTCCGGTCACCCGCGATGTCGCCCAGGACGCGTGGTTCGAATGGAGCCAGGCGCGCGGGCCCTTCGAATGCTTTGATCAGGCGATCCGCTGCTATGCCTTCCCGACGCACGGCGGGCACGACTATTTCGTTCTCGGCCTAGGCGCCGCGGTCGCCGGGCTGTGGTGCCCGATGCCGCATCCCTCGCTGGTCGGCCGCGCGATCCGCGTGGTCGACGGCGACGGCGGGATCACGCTCGACACGCCCCGGCAGGTCGGGGCGCGCGGCATTCACGTCAGCAGCGCGGCGGGCGGCTGGATCGCCGTCGAACTGATCAGGAATTGATCGCGATCGACCGATATTCGCCGACCCCGAATAAGGGGGAGGCAACGGGCGCTGCAACGCCCGTCACCGCAGGGATAAGGCCCCGCACCTTGCGATGCCGCGGCATCGCTCCGCTCCCCCACCGGCTGGCCGGCTGGGGCTGGATAGGTGCCAAAGATGAAGGAAGAGATACGGTGCGGCGGTTGCCGCGCCCTGTTGTTCAAGTGCGAGACAAATGCCGTCGCGGGCGCTATAGAAATCAAGTGCCGGCGATGCCGGCAAATCAATCAGCTGAGGCCCATGAGCCCGTCTCCGAGCGCCGTTCGAGCCGCCAGCGGAGAATAGCATTGTGGTTGTTTGTTCCCCCGGCCGCGCCGAGCTGCGCGGCCTCTCCCTCTGCGCCGGCTATGCCGGCCTCGATCTCGGGATCGGGATCGCCGAGCCCCGATATCGGACTGTATGTTACGTCGAGCGGGAAGCTCATGCTGCGGCCACTCTCGTGGCGCGGATGGCGGACGCGGCCCTGGATGCAGCACCTGTATGGGACGATCTCAAATCCTTCGACGGCCGACCGTGGCGCGGCCGCGTTCATATCCTCTCTGCCGGCTATCCCTGCCAGCCCTTCAGCCACGCCGGAAAGCGGCGCGGCAAGCGCGACCCTCGCCACCTCTGGCCCGAGGTCGAGCGGCTCATCCGGGAAGTTCAACCGGCGCTCGTCTTCGCGGAGAATGTCGAGGGGCACATCGATCTGGGATTTGCCGAGGTCGCGGCAAGCCTTCGCCGCCTGGGCTTCCACCCAAAAGCGGGCCTGTTCACAGCGCGAGAGGCAGGCGCTCGCCATCGCCGGCGACGGCTATTCATCATGGCCTACGCCGACCGCCTCGGACGCGGGCTATATGCCGGACCTGATGGTGGGCGGGACCATCCGGCCGACAGCGCCCCACTATGTCGCGAAGGGCAGCGCGGGGCAGTTCAGCCTGACCAACGCGACGCGGGCATGGACGCACCTCTGGCAAGCGATGCGGGCGCTGGGGTGGACGCCGGTTTCGATGCCCCGCTCGCCGCACCCGGTCCGGGTGAGCTTCAGCTTTGGCGCCGGGTCATCGATCGGCGACCTGATCTCCAACCCGCAATTCTTCGAGTGGATGATGGGATGGCCGATCGGGTGGACCGCACCCGAGGCGTCGGTAACGGAGTTTTCAGCATGGCTGCGGCGCTCGCGTGGCGCACTCTCAGCACTGATTTCGCCAGGGACGGATGGCACATCTGAGGGGCGGCTTAGCGGCTTCTCAGAGGGTGCTTAG